TAGGACCATTATAGGCACGGCTTGTGGCAAAATCCACAGGCGTCTGGTGCTAGCTACCCAGAAGCAACTCTCGCTACCATTGCTTTTAAAGTGAGAAGCCCGTGAAAGCGGGCTTTTTTATCGTTGATTAATTACAACGGGTTCTTGTTCTAGATTTAAATACTGTGCCCACGAAGGGTGATTGATACGTATTTGTGTTTTGCGTATTGAATTTGCCAATTGATAGTAGTCTGGTGTAAATGGAGAACGTTTAGGCTTAATCAGTCGATCGCTCTTTGCCCAATTACACGGTTTGCAAGCACTGACACAGTTATCCCATTCTGTTTTACCGCCCATGCTTTTGGGAACAACGTGATCAATTGTTAATTGCGCTGGAGCAAACGTGTCTCCACAATACTGACATTGAAACATGTCGCGAATATATAAGTTTGTTCGGCTAAACGTTTTTGTTTTGCGTTTGGTATATCCAGATTTTAATGCAATTACACTTGGCACACGCATGATAGTCTTTTGACTGTGAACGTTCCAGTCATCATACCATTCTAGAACATGCACTTTGTCAAGAAACAATAGTTTAATTGCTTGTTGCCAATGCACGGCACTGAGTGGAATATAACTTAATGGTTGGTAATCCGGACCTAAAACTAATGTATGAGCCATCGTGGTATTTACGTAAATACACGATTAAGGTAGTAAAATATGTCAAAAAGTCTTGAAGGAGTATTGACCAAAAAAGCACACGCTAAAATGAACTACACTTCTGATCAATTACAGGAGTTTGTAAAATGTGCTGATCCAGTTCTTGGTCCTGTGTATTTCATGGATAACTTTTTCTATATCCAACACCCTACTAAAGGAAAAATGGTTTATCATCCATTTGGATATCAAAAACAATTGATTGAAACCTATCATAACTATCGATTTAGTATTAGTCTGATGCCCAGGCAAACTGGTAAGTCAACCAGTGCTGCAGGATATCTGTTGTGGTATGGTATGTTTAAACCAGATTCAACGATATTGATTGCTGCACACAAATACGCAGGCGCCCAGGAAATTATGCAACGTATCCGTTATGCATATGAATTATGCCCAGATCACATACGTGCTGGTGTAACATCCTATAACAAAGGATCAATTGAATTTGACAATGGATCACGTATCGTGGCACAAGCAACTACTGATAACACTGGGCGTGGTATGAGTATTACACTATTATATTGTGACGAATTTGCGTTTGTTCGACCTAGTATTGCTAAAGAATTCTGGACTTCCATTTCGCCCACACTATCAACAGGTGGTAAGGCAATTATTACCTCTACACCAAACTCAGACGAAGATCAGTTCGCGTTAATTTGGAAACAAGCTAACAAAACAGAAGATGAGTTTGGCAACGAAACAGAGCTAGGAATTAACGGATTCCGTGCCTATAGATCTTACTGGAGAGATCATCCAGATAGAGATGATAAGTGGGCAGAAGAAGAACGTGGGCGCATTGGCGAAGAACGTTTCCGCCGTGAAATGGATTGCGAATTCATTATCAACGACGAGACTCTTATTAACGCTACTACACTTGTTGATATGGAAGGAGTTGAACCCGTATACAAAACAGGGCAGGTCAGATGGTATAAAGAACCACAACCTGGGCGGTTATACGTTGTGGCACTTGATCCTAGTCTAGGCACAGGTGGGGATCCGGCAGCAATACAGGTATTCGAAGCGAATAGCACAACACAAATTGCTGAGTGGAAGCATAACAAAACACCTATTCCAACACAGATACGCATTCTTAACGATATTGTGAAAGCAATCTATGATAAAACACAAGATGGTACTTCCATTTATTATTCTATAGAAAACAACACTATTGGTGAAGCGGCGCTGATTAGTTTAGCAGAATTTGGTGAAGACAATTTTCCGGGCATGATGTTAAGTGAACCTAAAGTGTCTAGGTCTTCTGGTGTGCGTATACGAAAAGGATTTAACACTACCAACAAATCTAAGATTTCTGCTTGTGCTAAACTCAAAAACTTAGTCGAAACAAAAAAGATGACTGTTAATAGCAAAAGTCTTATATCAGAATTTAAAACATTCGTAGCACACGGAACAAGCTATGCTGCTAAAATTGGCGAGACCGATGATCTAGTAATGGCAACGGTACTAGCGGTACGTATGATGCAAGTACTACAAAATTACCATGCAGAACTCAACACACAAATTGCCGACTTTGGCGACGAAGTTATAGAACCAATGCCGTTTATACTGTTCTGAACATAAATACACTGTATTAAAGCAGAAGAATTATGGATAGCACAGCAATTGATCTTTTTAATTTATTAATCAGCAAAGACTTCAATGTTAAAACCCTGGATAAAAAGGGTAAATCGGTTATATCGCCGTCTGATGCCGTTATGTTCAGATTTGAATTTGAAGCAAATCGTAATAATTACGGGACTGTAATTATATTGCTCGATGATGAGAGTAACTTTGAAGTTTATTTTGGCGATAATATTGGTAAAACTATGGATCCTGCTGATAAAAATATTTGGTATGATTTTTTAAATCAATTAAAAACATTTGCCACACGTAGTTTATTAACGTTTACACCAAAAAATTTAAACAAATTAAAGTATAGCATGCAAGGCATGGCTGCTATCAATGAAGGGTTGTTTGAGGGTTGGAATGGATCCAAACACACTAGCTATAATAATAAGCCAGGAACAACACGACTAAAGATTGTACACAGTAAAGCAATTGAAGAAGGCGATCAGCGGTGGAGAGCTATTGATAAATTATTTGTTGAAAATGCCGAAGGCGAACGTTTTAAATTACCGTTTACTACACTAGTGGGCGGACGTGCCATGGCCAGACACGTGGCTGAAGGCGGAACACCATATGATGTGTTCGGACAACACATCACAGAAATGGTACGTGAGGCAAATATTTTAAGTAAATTTGTAAGAACAACAAAGTCAATTACTGAGAATGATGATGCGGAACAATATGAAGTTGTTGCAGCAGGCCGTGATCGCTATCAAACTGTGCGTAACAGATTAAAAAGTCTAGCAGGCAAGCGAGGATATAATGCATATAAAGAATCTTGGAATCCTGCCACATTAGAACAAGATAGTGCTATTGTTGAAGCATTGCGTGGGTCATTTATTACAAAATCTGTACCTGCACAGATCGAAGAAGCACTTCCATATATCGCACAAAACATTCAACCAACCGACACCAAGGAATCGACTATGAAAGAATTTGATCAATTTGCCAATTGGGCAGAGAACGTAACCGAAGGCACCTGGGCTATTCCAGACGACGAAGCTAAAATTAAAGAACTAAAAGATATTTTAGCAAAACCACTTCCAGTTGGAACAGACGCATCGAACGCCACTGAGATTCTTTATGATGTAATTGGTGACGATGAATTATTTGATAGTTTAGCAGCATTAGCAGAAGATGATCCAGAAGCAGATGCTCGTCCAGTTATTGAACATTGGCTTGAAATGTATACTGATTCTCATCCAGGTTTAGAAGATTTAGCTGATCGTATACTTGGCGGTAATGATGAATTAGAATTTGACGAGGCTGCTGATGTTGGTGCACGTGGAATGAACAAATATGGTATGAGTGCTATTAAAACAGCACAAGGTTTCTTTGCACTATTAAATGGTAAGGTAGTAGCCGGCCCATTTAATAATATTGAAGAACTAAAAGCATATCAAGAACAAGAATTAAACAACGATGTTAATGAACAACTAGATATTGATACTGGTGAAGAACAACGCAAGGCAGAACGTGATCATATGCTAGAAATGAATGCATGGCGCAAACTAGCCGGCATGCAAGAAAAAGTATATGAAGATTTTTCTGCGTTCCAAGAGCCACAACAACAAGTTGAAGAAGGTTACAGCGATACCCCATTATTGGATCGAGAAGATTATTTAGAAAAGAGCAAGGCATTATATGATATGATGATAAATCCTGAATTTCAGGACGAAAAAACACAGCAATTAATTCAGGACCGTATTAATCGCTTAAATGACGAAGCACGCAAAATGGGTATTATCGAAATGACCGAACAAGAACGTGCTAGTAAGTTAAACAATAATATTTTAGATGAATTAAATGCAAGCGATCTAGGCAAAGAAGGTGTTGATTGGTTTGCACCATCAGATACAGAACCATACGATCCAGAGCGTGATGATCCACGTGATGATCCTAACTATGGTTTTGATCGTAAGCCAACTAAACCACAACCAACAATTGCTCCAGGCGCAACAAAGACGCAAGAGGGCAATGCGTTTAGCGGTGCATTAGAAAAAGCAAAAGCATCAGGAAAAGCAGAATTTGAAGTTGACGGTAAACGTTATAAAGTAGAAGAAGTAGATGCTGGTAAGTTTGGACAACAAGATGACGAATTAGGTCAAGGTAAAAACACCGATCCATCACAAATTGTCCCAGGGCACGAAGGTACAAAAGACGAAAAGTTAGAAGAAGCACCGGGCGACGAACAATTACCTCCGGGTTATTCGCGTGTAGGACCTAAAGGTATTTTAGTTGGTCCGTCGGGTAATTTATCAAACTGGAGAGATCCAAACATGGATCCTGATTACTGGGCCAGAGACAACATGACCAGGTTTGATACAGACGCTGATAATGAATGGGATGAAATTGAAAACTGGTTAACTAGTGGTTCATATAAGGCAGGTAATGATCTACGCAGATCAATGATGCTTAAGAAGTATGGTTTAGATCAAGGCGTTACTCCAGAAAAACTAGCAAAAGCAAGAGCAAAAGCAGATGCTATTAAAAAAGCAGCACAAGATAAAGAAGACACGTTCTATAAAGATATGGAAATTGCTCGTATCTTAGGACGCGACGCAGGTTCTACAGCAGACTATGAAAGAAACCGTGCTGAAACAGAAAAAGAAATTGCTAGTCTAAGAAAAAATGCTGGATTAGCTACTTCTATTAAAGCAACACCATTGAGCAAGACTGGATCTAAGGGTGCAGTTAATATAGGACAAGGCTGGAGCGATCAGATGGATATTGATGATTTAGATCGTGTAAGTGCTAAGTATGGCACTAGTCCTGCTTCAGATCAAACCGCAGCATTAGCACACCAAGAGCGTGAATTTGCTCCAGGTAGTGACGAAGCGTGGGATCAATACGTAGCGAAGCACGGTAGCAAGAGCAAAGTTCCAACTACCAGAAAGATGGGCATGGACGTAATGGATCTTGGGCTAAAAGGCGAAAGCAAAGTTAGTGAAGCAGGTAAGCCAGATTATCTAGATTTAGATAAAGATGGTAACAAAAAAGAGCCAATGAAAAAAGCCGCACAAGATGCCGAAAAGAAAGGCGATAAAGAACTTGACGAACGCTCATTAACAAAAGGCGAAGAAAAGAAACGCGAAAAGTATGTTAAGGGCATGAAGAAATCAAAAGAAGACTTCAAAAAGCGTTATGGTAAGCGCGGAGAAGAAGTAATGTACGCAACTGCTACTAAGATGGCAAAAGAAAGCGAAGGAGCAACAGACGTGTTTGGTAAAGGAATTTATGAAAGTTTAACAGAACTTGAAAACGATTTAGATATGGAATTAGGACACGGCATCACTGCTACTAGTCAGTTAGATAACAAACCGGTTGATTTAATTGAACCAGAAGAAATTAGCACAACTGATATTGCTGTAGTTGCACCGATTGAAGAGCCTAAAGAAAAGAACTTAGGCGATAAGATTGCTGACAAAGGCATGGAATTAAGTGCTACAATTGATGCTGCACTAGCAGACATTAAACGATTAGCAGGCATGGGCAATTAAGCTCAAACAATATACGCTAAAATAGAACGGGCCTAACTGGCCCGTTTTTATCTTCCTGATTTACCAAATTGTCTAACATGAGAAATAACATAGTACTACTTACATACCCTGGTCATTTTTTATTGTCTAAACTTGCAATTGAATCAATAAAAAAGATCTCACCACAGTCTAACATAACTGTTATAGCAGATAATATCAGCAATCTTACATGGAATGGATATATTGACGATTGTAAAGTTTTTTACGGTGTAGAAGTAATTCCAACTAACCAAACATTAAATTTATTAACAATGTTTAAAGGTGACGGATGGTTACGACAACAAATGATCAAATTATATATTGACACAGTTGTAGATTTTGATGAGTTCTTTATTACTGACGGTGATGTGGAGTTTCTTGAACAGTTGCCTGATAATAAATTTACCCCATGTTATGTTACAAAATGGATTGGAGAACCTTTAACAGTTCAAGAACCTGGTCCGGGTGATGTTAGTAGTCAACAAGCCAAATACCTGGAATATATATTAAAGATCCCTTATCAACCACTAAACGTTGAGATGCCAATAAGGATGACATCTGAATTATGTGTTGCTACTAGTGGTGTTCCGTTTAGAGACATTGATAAATGGACTCTTAATGAATTGAGGAGTTATGTTAGTAAATTGCACTGTAATGATTTTTTAGAAATTCATAAGAATATTCAATTTGACACACGCTTTAGTGTTAGTGAATGGGAACTCATTGAACAGTTCAAAGAAAAAATATTAAATCAAACTCCAATATCTTTTTATTGTCCTCCGCAACCCAGCGGTTCAAATAAAGGTATTTTCACAACGTGTTTCTTATCTGATAAGCAAATGACAAAAGAGTGGTGGATGTCTCGCAATATTGATATTGAATTTATCTGGGATAAATTGCCAAATAAAAAATAATATAGATAATTTGCCATTTTCTAGTTGACGTACTAAATACTTTTGTGTTATACTTACATGGTAAGTGTAGCAATAGTTTTGTTTGTTTTAGAAAAAACATTCTAGGCATACACTTAGGCATAAGGTAAAAAAACATAGGCATAAGGCATAAGGAGAAATATACTATGGCATCTTTAGCAGATATTCGTGCTCGTCTAGCAGCACAAGAAAACAAGAGCACTGGCTCTACATTCCAAGGCGATAACGCTATTTACCCACACTGGAACATCGGCGAAGGCGAAACCGCAACTGTTCGCTTCCTTCCTGATGGTGACACTTCAAACCCATTCTTTTGGATTGAACGTCAAACTATTCGTCTACCATTTAACGGCGTTGTAGGCGGAGACAGTAAGCAGGTTGTTGTGACAGTACCCTGCGTAGAAATGTGGAATGAATCGTGTCCGATTTTAGCAGAAGTACGTCCTTGGTATAAAGATCCAAGTCTTAAAGAAATGGCTGGTCGTTATTGGAAGAAGCGTAGTTATTTGTTCCAGGGTTTTGTACATAACAATCCTCTTGAAGATGATAACACACCAGAAAATCCAATCCGTCGGTTCATTATTTCACCACAGATTTTTGGCACAGTTAAAGCATCACTGCTGTCATCAGATTTTGATGATCTGCCAACTGATTACAACAACGGACTTGATTTCCGTATTACCAAAACTACCAAGGGCGGATATGCAGATTACAGTACTAGCACTTGGGCTCGTAAAGAAACAGCACTAAACGCTGATGAACTGGCAGCAATTGAGCAATATGGATTGTATGATCTGAAATCGTTCTTGCCAAATAAACCAAATGATATTGAACTAAAGGTTATGACTGAAATGTTCGAAGCATCAGTTGATGGCAAGGCATATGATCCTGATAAATGGGGATCTTACTTTAAGCCAGCAGGTATGAATTTTGGTAATTCAGAAGCATCACAATCAACGACATCAGCAACACCAACTGCACCAGCAGCACCGGTAGCAGAGACGGCACCGCCGTTTGAAGTTGCACCAAGTGTAGAACCTAAAGTAGAACAAGCACCAGCAGGTGCAAGTGCAGACAAGTCAAAAGATATTTTGGCTATGATCCGAGCACGACAATCATCCTAAGTTAAGGTAACTAACTCACACCCGAAAGCCGGGTGTGAGTTTTTAAATTTGGAGATTGTTATGATAGAATTGTTAATTATTTTAGAATTTATTGCTATTGGCAACTTGCTTTATTGTTTAAAGAAACAGTGAACGATCAATTAGTTGAACAATATTTGACTGCACGTGAATATGTTTTTCCTCTGCGATTAGAGGACCACATTGGTGGATTTTATGCATATGGCAAAAATAAAATTTTAGATCGTGTTGACGAATATGCAAGGGCACATGACGTAACAGGATTAGTGTATCTTGATTTTCCCATTGATACGGTATTAAGACAGAATTACAAAAATTTAGAGTTTAAATATTCATTCTGGAGTGGCATGGAATTTTATCGAAATTACCATATTCATCCTGAAATTAAATTTGATAATTTTTTGTGTAGTTTTAATGGCGCACACAATGTTGGGCGCCGTCTTCTACTGTCAATTTTAAACAAAACAGGACTGTTTAACAAAAATACCTGTACTAAAAATTTTCAATTTTCGTGGGACCAGATTATTGGTGATGTTGAACTACTGGCCGGAAATTCTGTCTACGATAAATTTTTTGTGGATTCAGCCAGTGATTTTAACAATAAAATTATTAGTTTAAATTATCAACAGTTCAGTCATACAAATAATCTACAGGTATTGGAAAACATTGTAACTAGATCATTTGTAAATGTCTCATCAGAGACAATTCCGGTAAGTTATTATCCATTTTATTCAGAAAAGTTTTTGTTAAGCATCGTTACCAGAGGACTTTTTGTGTTCTATGCACAGCCAACCTGGCACAAAAATCTGGAAACATTTTATGGATTTAAGAAATATGATAAAATATTTGACTATTCATTTGATGAAATAACTAATCCGATACACCGTTTAATACGATTGATTGAAATGATCTTAAAATTTTCTAATTTGTCGGTCCATGATTGGACAGACTTATATTTGGTAGAACAAGAGACTATTGAATATAATTACGATCGATACTTTAGTGGTGATTACCTTGAGAACCTAATATAATGTTTAGACACCCAGAAATCAAAACGGCATTAACATTTCTCAATGATATACCACGAAACAATTGGTATAAAGAGATTTTTTTAAAAACAGTCAAAGACAAAGTGGTTTTTGAAATTGGTTGCGGAATCGGTATTCTTGCATCATTGGCACTAGAAGCTGGCGCCGCATATTACTATGGTATTGATATTCGATCATCCAGAGTTAAAATGACCCAGGAAATTTTAAAAAATCTAGGTTTTGAGAACAAATTTCAAGTATGGACTACTGATTTTTTAAGTTTATCTGAGAATGATGTTCCAAGAGACGTTGACATCTTATTATGTGAGCGAATTGGCGATGAATTTCAAAATAATTTAAAGATGAGGCAGTTTTTGACACATTCAAAAACATTATTTGGTAATTCTGTTAAGTCAATCCCAGATTCTTGGTCAGTATCTGCATACATTTATGAAGGAATACACGATAGTGTGTTTTATGATTATAATCCGAGTAAAATAATCAATGATAACAGAAACGATCTATCGGCTGGTTTAATAGAACAGTTAAACAAATTTGATTTCATAAAACCATATGGTATTCATAACAGAATATTCTCAGTCACAATTGATAATTCTTCAGAACCAGTGGAATTCATGGTTGATTTGAGAAATGTTAATCAAGCAACAATAGTATTTGATAATGACATATATTTTAATGGTATTCCATGTCCATCTGTAAGTGCTTTGTATGATTGGCCAGAGCCGCCTCGTCTTTATATCAAAAATGCAAATGCAATGATTAAAGTATTCTGGAATGAAAACAAAACATGTTATCCTAACTATAAAAACGGTTTCTGGGATTACCAGAAATATTGACAATTTGCAATTAAATTTATATAATACTATTTTAAAAGGTGAAAAATTATGGCTAAACCATTTGACGTGAGCAAATTCCGTAAAGACATTACAAAGTCAATTGACGGACTTAGCATTGGGTTCAATGACCCGACTGATTGGATTTCAACAGGCAATTATGCACTTAATTATCTAATTTCAGGAGATTTTAATAAAGGCGTCCCCATGGGGAAAGTTACTGTGTTTGCTGGTGAATCCGGTGCAGGTAAATCATATTTTGTTTCTGGTAATATTGTCAAACATGCGCAAGATCAAGGAATTTTTGTTGTACTGATTGATTCAGAAAATGCACTTGACGAACAATGGTTGCACGCTCTGGGTGTTGATACATCTGAAGAAAAATTAATGAAACTGAGCATGAGCATGATCGATGATGTAGCCAAAACTGTATCAATGTTCATGAAAGATTATAAGACAATGCCAGAAGATGAGAGACCTAAAGTACTATTTGTAATTGATTCTCTGGGCATGTTGTTGACACCAACAGATATTGATCAGTTCGATAAAGGCGACCTCAAAGGTGACCTGGGTCGCAAACCCAAAGCATTAACAGCACTTGTGCGCAACTGTGTCAACATGTTCGGTAGTTATAATGTCGGACTTGTAGCAACTAATCACACATATGCATCACAAGACATGTTTGATCCAGACGATAAGATTTCGGGTGGTCAGGGCTTTATCTATGCGAGTTCGATTGTGGTAGCGATGCGTAAACTGAAGCTCAAAGAAGATGAGGATGGTAATAAGACTTCTGATGTACAAGGCATCCGTGCTGCATGTAAGGTAATGAAGACACGCTACGCTAAACCGTTTGAAGCCGTACAAGTCAAGATCCCATATGAAACAGGAATGAACCCATATTCAGGACTAGTTGATTTAGCAGAAAAGAAAGGATTGCTGACCAAGTCAGGTAACCGTTTGCGTTTTGTGGAGCGTTCTACTGGTGAAGAAGTGCTTGCTTTCCGTAAGGCCTGGGAAAATAATGATGATGGTGTTCTGGATCGCCTGATGAAGGATTTTGCTTTTTCTGAAGAACAGATAAGTAACCACGATGTTGCTCTTGAAATGGATGCAGCAGCTAATTTAGCAGATCATAACCATGAGTCTGAAGAAATTGAAAGTCTTGGAGCAGAAGAAGAATATGAGTCCTGATATAGTTATGGAAATTTGGGAAGCATTGCGTCCACATATTAGTGGAGGATTCCAACAGGCAGCAGATGATTTTGTTGCAGTTTTAATTGAAAACGGTATGAATGCCAGCGAAATGGCAGACGTTGCACACGATAATTATATTATCAAAAGTCTTGCAGAGTATTCTGATAATCATGAATCATTCATTTCAAATGATCTGGATGACGATGATGATTATGGATTTTATGACGACAACGACGACTATTAATCATGTGGTACAATAAAGTAACACAAGATCTTTCTCAACTTCCTGCATTCATTGATTATTATAACGATGAACTACAGGAAGCCAAACGAGAAGTTCGCATCGGCGGTAATGTAGAGCAAAATATTAAATTATTGCCGGGTGTTACTGAACAACGGTTTAATCAGTTACAAGAGATTGAAGCGGTACTAAACTATCTTAACCTTGAATTGCGCAAGATTAGACGCAAACACTTTCAAAAATATTTGGAAGGTTATGCTCGTGCGTTAACTAGTCGAGATGCTGAAAAGTATGTAGATGGCGAAAGCGAAGTAATTGATATGGAAATGCTTATTAACGAGGTAGCATTGATGCGCAATCGCTGGTTAGGTATCATGAAGGGTCTTGATTCAAAACAATGGCAAATGGGACATATTGTTAAGTTACGCACAGCAGGGATGGAGGATGTGAGTGTTTAAAAACGATCAAGAAGCTCACGAACATGCACTTGAAACATTAGATTTGCTGTGGCAGTACAGCAGTTTTATGGAGAGTATCGATACCCTTGTTGATATGGGGTGCGGCAGTGGTCTTGATTTAGAATGGTGGGCAAACGCTTACATTTTAGATGACGATGATAACAAAATTCCATTAAATATTAAATGCACTGGCGTTGATTTAAAATCCAATTTGCCAATAGCAAAACAATACAAGAATATTGTATATGAACGCAGAGATTTTGAAACATATTCTCTTAACAAAGAACAGAAAGGTTTTGATGTTATTTGGTGCAATAATGCGTTTCAGTATTCGGTCAATCCATTAGAAACACTTAGAACATGGTATGATATAATGACAGATGGTGCAATGCTCTGTTTGACTGTGCCATCAACTACTGAATTAGTGTTCAATAGGTTTACAGCTAGGCAATATGATTATGAATACTTTCATTATACTCCAGTTAGCTTGATGCATATGCTATCAGTATCTGGATTTGATTGTGCGTTTATGAAAAAAGATATAGGCGATCCATGGGTTCGCGCTATTGTATATAAATCAGATATTAATCCAATGGATCCAAAAACTACACGCTGGTACGATTTGGCCGAGACTGGTCTACTTCCGGAAAGTGCTGTTAACAGTATTAATTCATATGGGTATCTTAGACAGCAAGACCTTGTACTCGAATGGTTAGATCGTAGTCTTCGCTGGCTCGGCGAAGACTAAAAAGACATTGTTTTATTGATGTTTGAGAAATTAAAATATTTTGAACGTCCGCATAATGTTCTTGCCAAACTGATCCCGCATATAAGCAAGAGTATTCCTGTTGAAGAAACTGCAACAGTTGATTTAAAATCAACATATCTCACCGTTGGTCCGTGGAAATACAATGAATATCAACATCAGGTATTCGAACATGGACAATATTTACATTACGATAAAGGGTATTTCTTTAATACTAAAGCAGCCAGTACATTCAGATTCAGTTTAAACAATCTCCAAGAGTCACAAATATTTGATTGCGACGACAAACGCATACGGTCATATCATGTAGAACTCAAAGATTGGCGCAAGACTGGTGATTATATTCTTATAGTCGCCCCAGATGAATTTCCAGTTCAGTATTACACCGAATTTAAAAATGAATATGAATGGGTATTTTGGCTAAAGCACGAGTTGCGCAAATATACAGACAGAAAAATATTTTATCGTTTCAAAGAAACACGCAAAGACCGCGGCGACGATCCGTTAACACCTTACTTACATGATGCCTGGGCCATAATTACACATCAGAGTTTAGCCTGTATCGAAAGCATATGCGAAGGCGTTCCGGTGTTTAACTTGGCACCAAGTTGTTGCGATTTAATGGCACTTCAAGACATTAGCCAGATTGAAGAGCCATACTATCCAGATAATCGTTGGGAATGGATCAAAAGTCTAAGTTACGGACAATTTACTGTAAACGAAATTGAAAACGGATTCATGCGCGATATCTTAAAGGAGCGTTATGAAAACTAAAGAACACTGTATTATAAGATACACAGATTTGAATTTTGATTATATTGGCATTCCAAAAAATGGTTCAAGTAGTTTCAAAACTAGCGTCTGGCTGGAACAAAAAATCATTAGTGAATCAGACATCAATTGGGACATTGATTGGTATAAAAAATATAAAAAATATTTAACATATATTTCTCCAGCACAAAACAAGTTACCTACAGTGATACATTTTAGAGATCCAGTTAAACGATTGATATCAACATTCAAAGATATCACACAAGGTAAGAAACAAAACATTGTGGTCAATGGCATTGCTAGCAATGGCATTAAAAATCTAGATTATTTTGTTGATTTGATCAACGATATGTCAGAAGAAGATCGAAATGTTCATTTACGCTCACAGAGTTGGTTTGTTAAGCACATCGATGATTTTAAAAACTGTATATTATTTACAACTGAGAATTTTGAACAAGGATTAAATAAAGTAAACCAAACATTAAATTTGACTCTTCAATTGTATAGATTTAATACTACTGACAATATCACGACGCCAGCGATTAACCAACAAACAATATCTAAGATTGAACAGTATTATGCCACTGATTTTGATTTATGGGAAAACAGTAAAAGATGAAAACTAAGAAATCAAAAGGAAAGAAATCACGGGCACAAGACGGTCTTGAATTTTGTATTAACAATTTAGATTTTCATACTGTATTAGATATTGGGGCTGGCGACGGTTTTCACTCAAAACAATTCTTGGAAGCAGGCAAGATTGTAACGTCAACAGATATCAATGATGAATTCTATCCGATGGACGCCAAAGGATTTTATAATGATCTAACGTTTGTGCCACAAGATTTAACCTGGGCTAGTCACGTGCTTGAACATCAGTTAAATGTAAACCAGTTTCTTAAAAAAGTCAGATCTGAAACTCGTATAGGTGGATATACGTGTATTACTGTTCCGCCATTGAAACATAATATTGTCGGCGGTCATGTAACTCTTTGGAATGCAGGTATTTTATTATATAACTTAGTATTAGCAGGATTTAACTGTAAGAATGCACATATTAAGACGTATAATTATAACATCACAGTTATAGCGCAGGCTGACGATTTTGATTTACCTAAGCTAAAATATGATTCAGGTGATATAAAACGTTTGAAGCCTTGGCTACCAGAATTTGTAACAGAGCCATTCGATGGACAAATTACTGAATGGAACTGGGAATGATTGGTATAATAGTTAAACAACCAAAATGGAAAAAACTTAAACAGTTTAACAATATTATATCTACCACTACAGATGATCGTATTGAATCAATCGATTTTGAAAATGTTGAGAAATCAGAATTTGACTTTTTTGTACAGAACGGAATTAAAAAGAAGGTACGCCCAACAAATTATATCTACGAAGCCGTTGAAGAAATAAGCCAGCGTTTAAACAAACCTATATTAATACGAGAGGCACCTGTTATACGACAGTTATTATCTAATTCTAATAGGCATGGCGGTTTTGGAGGTAGCGTCCCGTTTGAAGATATGTGGATTAAACTATCATGGAATAGTTTTTTTATGGATGATGGCGTATTTCCATACGATTCTAGTTATAGAAGATGGGATCAATTATCGAGCAAATATAACATAAGATTGCACGACTGGAAACGCAGAGGCGACGCTATTTTAATTAATCTTCAGGTAGCAGCAGATTCAGCATTAAACAGACTGACGTATAATGATATCGATTACAAAGAATATATGTCAGGCGTAATTGACAATATCAAACAGCACACAGATCGGCCAATTATTGTTAGGTCGCATCCACTGGATCATAGAAGTGAACGTTTCATACAACGAGAACATTCAGACATTGAGTTTTCCACAATGCCTGATTTATATGACGACTTAAATCGTGCCTGGTGTATGATTACGTACAACAGTACCAGTTCAGTTGAAAGTGTGTTATATGGTACTCCAACCATAACATTGGATTCAAGTGCGGTTGCTGCTCCAGTTAGCGGTGATTCAATATTGCAGATTGAAGATAGTTTGGAATTTGATCGATCAGAATGGTGTAACCGTATTGCATTTCAGCAATGGAAGGGAGATGAGTTTTCCAGCGGATATGTTTGGAATTTGCTCAAAGAATGTATGCCAAGATAATTAATTACATTGACTCTAAAAGGATATAAATGAAACCAATTCCAATTTTTATAGGATATGATCCAAGAGAAGCTATAGCATATCACACGTGTGCTAATTCGATTATCAGACATGCAAGCAAACCAGTATCGATTATTCCATTAGCATTGAACTTGTTTGATGATTATAAGGAAACGCACACAGATGGAAGTAACCATTTTATCTACAGTAGATTTCTTGTCCCACACTTAATGGATTATCTTGGATGGGCTATTTTTATGGATGGCGATATGATTGTGCGCGATGATATTGTTAAACTGTGGGAGCTGCGTGAGATGGATAAAGACGTGATGGTAGTCAAACATGATTATGAAACCAAGATGACCACAAAGTATCTTGGCAGTAAAAACGAAAATTATCCACGCAAGAACTGGTCAAGCGTTATACTTTGGAATTGTAACAGTCATCCTAACAGAGTGTTAAAGCCAGATTACATTCAAAAGGCAACTGGCGCACACTTGCATCGCTTTAGCTGGATTAAAGATGAACGTATTGGCGAACTACCTGCAGAGTGGAACTGGTTACCGGATGAGTATGGTGTGAACCCTGATGCTAAATTGTTACATTATACATTAGGTACGCCAAGTTTTCACGAATTTGCTAATACCCCTATGGGTAGCGAATGGCACCGCGAACGTATTTTAACTGAATACTGCGAGCAACATGATATTTTTAAGTAAAAATGGCCAAGACAGATACATTAATGATTTTGCACGCGGTTGCAAGTCAGTACCAACCGATACCGAAACGTTTGATTACGCCCAGAGTAACGATGCCATTGTACTACGTGGGATACTAAAGCACAAAATAATAAAACGATGTTGGCAAGATAACCGCACGTTTTATTATATGGATACTGGATACTTTGGTAATGAAGGTACCTGGAAGTACTGGCACAGAATTGTTAAAAATAATCTACAACATACAGATATCATTGAGCGACCTGGAGACAGGTTTCAAAAGTTTAATAAAGCAATACATCCCTGGAAAACCGGAAGTAAAATAATTGTTGCAGCACCAGATGAAAAACCTTGCAAGTTTTATGGTGTAAATCAGCAGCAGTGGATTGATCAAACAGTCAACACAATTAAAAAATACACTGATAGGCCCGTTGTTGTTAGAGAGCGTGCCAAACAACGAATAGCAAGATTAACAGACACGCTTGAACAATCGCTAAGTAATGACGTACATGCGCTAGTTACATTTAATAGCGTAGCAGCAACAGAAAGTGTGTTTTTTGGTGTTCCTGTGTTTACATTAGCACCTAATGCAGCTCAGCCCGTCGGGCTACAGGATCTGAGTAAAATTGAAGACCCTTACTATCCATCAAACGATAAACGGTATGCATGGGCATGCCATTTAGCATATGGACAATTTCATATCAATGAATTAACTGATGGTAGTGCTAAACAAAAACTAGAAGAATGGTATGGCTAAAAAATTTACAGTAGTACATCGTGCAGACAAAAACAACGTGGGTGATTGGGCAGCTAACCCATTACAGTATTTTTTGAATGATGACGAATATGACGTAGTTGACATTGACGATTTAAACAAAAAAGGATTTCCTGTGAATACAAATCTGATTGTTGGCGGTGGGGGATTAATTGACAATCCAAATTTTAACCAAGCCATGGAAGATTTAACAGATCATCCTGATAGAGTACGACTTAAACGTTTATTCCGAATGCGCTGGAAACTGACAGATCAATCTCTGGACGAAATGCATAAAGAATTTACTAAAGAGTTTGAGAGATTAATTAAAGACACTTACTCAAATATACCCAACGGACCTGAATATAAAGTTATTTGGGGTGCAGGACATAACAACTCTGATGCTAAGGCGCTAAAAATCAAACCACAGAATCTAGAATATCCGGATTACCTAATTGATTACGATCTAGTGGGAGTCAGAGATCATAACACTGGATACCAATGGGCACCATGTGCAAGTTGCATGCACCCGGCATTAAGAAAAACATATACTGTGCGTAATGATGTGATTTGGTTTGAGCACAAGAAACAACTCATAAAGACTTTTGGTGCAGAATCCGTGCCTAGATTTATTAACTCAGGGAGCAACATTGAGCAAACTATTGAATTATTAGGCAGTGCGAACACTATCATAACCAACAGTTATCACGGAGCATACTGGGGGACACTTTTAAACAAAAAAGTTATTGTAGTAGATGCCTGGAGTAGTAAATTTAATTACATGAAGCACAAGCCAACATTTATTAATAGCAGTACAGACTGGCAAGACATAATTGATGACGTTGAACAATACGACAATGCACTAGATGAGTGTTGTAATGCCACTGAAAAATTTTGGGAAATCATCAAACAAAGAACATGAAAGTCGTGAGCTATTTGGGTGGGATACCCAACGCACGTAAGAATCCTGAAAAAGCAGAAATGCTCATTAGATTTGCGGACGGTGTAAATGCGGCTGGAGACATCGGTGTTGTACACAATTCAAGAGATTTATTACAGGCAGATGTTGGTGTCATACAAGGATGGGTTCATGCAAATAGTCCTGATACAAAACATCTAGGTTTACGTAGACAGGTTTCACAAAATACACATAATCGTCACACCATTATCATAGATAGCAACCTGTTTAATTATACTGGTATCAAAACTCCTGCATACCATCGATATAGCATGGATGGAATATTTCCTACCACAGGAAAATATTTTTGGGATAATCCGGATCCACAGCGTTGGTTGCAGATTAGACGTGATTACAATATAAGTCTAAAGGATTGGAGGCATCCTGGCAAGCATATATTGATATGCACACAAAGAAATGGTGGCTGGAGCATGGATGGGTTTGCTGTCGTGGATTGGTTACACAACACAGTTCAGAGTATCAAGCAACATACTGATCGCCCGATTCTAGTCAGAGCACATCCAGGTGATAAACGTGCTAATGAATACCTGCAACAAAATCAGGGCAACTGGGAAATCAGCAATCAGCCTAGCATACTAGATGATTTTGAACGTGCCTGGTGTGTGGTAACATATAATTCTAGCCCAGGTGTCGCTGCTGCTATTGAAGGTATTCCGGTTTTTGTTACTGATCCGGTTGATGGTGGAAAACGTAGTCAGGCACACCCGGTTGCAAATACTAAAATAAAGGCTATAGAAGCACCCCAATTTTTTGAAAGACAGCAATGGATTGAGCGTATTTGTATGAGCCATTGGAATTTTAAAGAGCTAAGTAATGGTAGTGCGTGGTCACACATGAGAAACTATATAACATGATTGTAGATAAAAATAACATAGATATTTCGCATTTTTTAAATGCAACATTAATTGGTGCTGGCGAACGCGGCGGAGTTGCAAGAATGCAGCACCTAACATATGCGCTAGACCAATGCTCGATCCCTGGCGAAATTATGGAATTTGGGGTTAATACTGCATCGACTACTAATTTCATTGCAGATCAAATGCCAAACCAACCTGTATACGGATTCGATGTATTTTTTGAAGGGTTACCCGAAGATTGGATCATGACCGATTCAGAAAAAGCAGATCCTGATAATATTAAACATAAAAAAGGACATTTTTCTAGAAATAGTCTTCCCGAAGTTAACTCTAATGTTGAACTGATTGTGGGATTTTTTGATAAAAGTTTGGAACCTTGGTTAGAACAAAATAACACAATGCAGCAAGTAAAATTTTTGCATTTAGATGCTGACTTATACTCATCTACCATATATGTGTTAGACAAATTAAACGATTATATCGTAAAAAATACTATTATTGTTTTTGATGAGATGTGTTATTTCAACAAACCAGATAAAAACAAAGTTTATCCACTCTGGCGTGAAGGTGAATGGAAAGCTCTGTGTGAATGGATTGAAAAATATGACAGATCATTTGAAGTTGTCTCAATCAGTGGTTCTTATCAATGTTGTATAAGGATCGTTGAATGATTAACGTGGTGGGCATTCGTGGAAGTGTTAAAGCAGTAAAACACATAACCAGAGGTATTCGCAGTCACGGCGATGATTATGCACTGGCAGATTCTGTGGACGATCCTGTTGCACAAGAAGCTGATGCTTTTTTACAGACAAATTTATTAAAACCCAAATTTGCAACAGTAAATCGCAATGGGCCATATGAATATATCTTAAATTCTGGCAAACCGTTTTTGGTGCAAGAAAGTCCAAACTTTAGAAAGTATGCAGGCACATACCAACGATTAGGTTGGTACAGTTACAAATGGACAGATGGTGTGTTTGGTAACCAGAATTCACCACCTGATAGATGGCAAAAGTTTGAGCGAACTACAGGCTTGCGAATAAAAGATTGGCGCAGCCCTGGAGATAAAATTATCTTGATGGGTCAAAAAGAAGGTGATTCTAGTATTGTGGAAATCTACAATCAAGGTTTTAAATCATTTACTGAATGGATGCAACACACGGTTAATGAGATTAGAAAATACACTGATAGAGAAATCATCATACGGCCACATCCACGCAATCTCAATGGCGGAATCAAAGGAGCACAGGGTATTCAAGGAAAAAATATTAGATTGAGCGATAACCTAACATCGGGTGGATCACAAGGCGGTGAAGGATTAGAGGCAGATCTTAAACAGGCATACTGTGTG